TCATGGAAACGGATATGTAATGATTGCTGATAACACATTAAGGATTTTTCGTGCTCTTGATGCAATCTATAAAAAGAAAACCATACCGTCATTATTGATTGCTCACTCTTTTATTAAAGAGATAGAGCTTCCTAATAAAGACCCTTACAGTAAATATGATTTAAAATTATCTAAATCCATAAGCGCAAAAATTACAGAATGGGCAGACCTTGTTCTTTTTGCTGATTATAGTTTTGCAGTCACGAAAGACGGTAAAACTTCGGAACCGCGTCCAGTGCTTCTGGCCGGTGGCAGCGCCGCTTACACGGGAGGGGGGCGCATGTTACTTAATAAGGAAATCCCGCTATCTTATGACCATTTAATCAAGGAGATTACACGATGACAAACGACTATTACGGATTTACCTCAACTGATGAAGTGAAGTATGACGCTCAGGGATTGCCACTTGGCGAGCATAAAGTCATGATTATCGGTGAAGAGCCAGACTCAAAAGATCGCGGCATTGTTGCTGAGTTTGAGATTGTCGAAGGCGAGCACAAGGGCAAACGTGGCAAGGTGTGGTATCTTACCAAGCATGAAAACCCATTAACCAAAAACATCGCTATGCAAAACATCAAGCGCATTGCCGATGCTACTGGTCGTGCGGTGAGCGCCACAAGCCCCCTTAAAGGGCGCGTGCTGCGAGTTTTGATAGGTGTGCAGAAAAACGATGCAGACCGCACTGAAATCAAAAAGTATCTGCCAGCAGATAAAGTGGATTTGCCGTTTTAATGCTTAGACAATATCAGAAAGACGCCTGCAATGCAGTGGTGTCGTGGTTTAATTATCACGACACTCCTGCTATTGTTGTGGTAGCAACGGGTGGCGGGAAGTCGCATATTATCGCCAGCCTTGCGGATTACTACGCAAAAAGCGCGCGCGTGTTGATTATCGCGCACCGCAAGGAATTGTTGCAGCAAACGGGCGAGAAAATAACCAGCAACGTGGGTTTTTATTCTGCGAGCCTTGGCGAGAAAGACATAAGCAAGCCAATTACGGTTGCGGGGATTCATTCAGTTTATGACGTGGTAAGTGACTGGAAATATATTCTAGTCGATGAATGCCAGTTCTTGTCCAACAATACCGATGACGGGATGTACTGGCAGCTTATCAAAAACCATCCAGCCGCTAAGGTGTGCGGATTTACTGCTACGCCGTACCGACTCAAAGGCGGAAAACTTGGCTGGGGTGAAGTGATTTACGAAATCAATTATCCGGCGCTTCTTGATATGGGCTACCTTGCGCCTATCAGCAACAAGTTGCTCGCAAACTTTGTGCCTAATCTGGAAAATGTAGAAGTGCGCCTGGGCGATTATGTGGAAAGCCAACTTGCCGAAGTGATGGAGGATCCGGCACTAATTGAAGCGGCGATAAAAGCAATCATCGGTTATGGACATGACCGTCATAGTTGCCTGATTTTTACGGTGAGCGTTCGGCATGGCGAATTGCTGCGCGATGCGCTAAAACTAAATGGCATTGAATCGGTCATGGTTAGCGGCAAGTCCGGCGATGCAGAGCGCACCGAAGCAGTGGCGCAGTTTAAGCATGAATATGGCAACGTGCGGTATTTGATTAACTGCGAGATATTTCTGGTTGGTTTTGATGCGCCAAATGTGGATGCGATTTTCTGCTTGCGCCCAACAAAAAGCAAGGCGCTATGGGAGCAGATGCTGGGGCGCGGTGTGCGTAAGGCGGAAGGCAAAACTAACTGCTTGCTGATTGACATGGCTGGCAACCTTGCCGAGCATGGCGGATTAGGCGAGCCATACCGCGAGAAGGCGCGAAAGGAATCAAAACAGAATAAGGGCAAG